CTATGCGCAGACGGGTACGGCGGCGACCACGGGCAAGGCGGTCGTCATCGTTTCCTATGTGCCCAAGGCCTGACCGATGGCTCAGGTTGTCTTCAAGTCAACGCCGGGTGCTGCCTACGAGTATGCCGAACTCGAAGGTGGCGAGACGATGAAGGATTATGAGCGCGCCTCGATGCTCGATGATTTCATCGCCGAGCATGGCCTGATCCCCGTCGAAGCGACCTTCGAGGGGGAAAAGCCAGTGCACAAATATGGGCGTTATTTCACCGTCGAAGCCGACAAGCCTCGCCGTGGCCGTCCGCCCAAGCAGCCTGAAGACGAATAAATGACGTTCGGGGCCATCAAGGCACGCATTCAGAATGAATTGGTGCGCCCCGACCTCACGTCTGAAATCGCGCTCGCGGTTCAGGATGCGATCAAGGAAGCGTCAAAAGAGCGCTTCTGGTTCAATGAAATCATCGGCCTGACCTTCAACACGGTTGCGGGCCAAGATTATTACGATGTTCACGATCTTGCGGATATTCCGCTGATCGGTCGTATCGACAGCCTTTATATTCTGACGCCGCAGGGCCAGCGCTGGAACCTCGATTACGTCAATCACGCCGCGTTCGACCGCTGGCACGATGGCGATCAGGTCATTACGCCAACGCCAACGCCAACCCCCACTCCGACGCCCACGCCTTCGCCGTCTCCGGCGATCGCGACGGATGCGGCGCAGTCGGTTGAGGAAAATGCGCTGCTCTCGATCGCGTTGGTGGCCGATCAGTTCGTAAGCTGGGCGATAGCCGGCGGGATCGACGCGGCGCAGTTCGAAATCAACGGCTCGACGCTACGTTGGGTCGGCAACGGCGCCAAGGATTTCGAGGCTCCGACCGACAACAACCACGACAACGCCTATGTGGTGCTCGTGAGCGCGGTGAACGCCGCGAGCCTCGCCAGCACCAAGCAAATCACCGTCTCGGTCACTGATGTTGCCGATACCACCCTCGCTTACTCTCAGTACGCCGTCATTCTGGAGGATGTGTGATGCTGAAAGGGCAGCCCGCATATTATTCGCGCTACGGCAACGGCATCCAGCTCTACATGGTGCCGGACCAGGTTTACCCGGTCTTCATCAACGGCACGACCCGCTTCGCGCCACTGGTCAATGACAGCGACAGCAATCCCTATCTGGACGAGGGCGAGCAGTATATTCGCGCGCTCGCCAAGGCCTACATTCTGGAAGACGTGATCCGCGATATTCAGAGCGCCGATCGCCAGTGGACGCTTGCGACCAAATTCAAGAAGGATCTCATCGAGGAGTCATCGGGACGCGCCGCCACCAATAGCTTGAAGCCGTACCTATGACGGCGCCGATCCCCATCATTTTCGGTGCATGGAAGCCCGATCAGGCGACGTTTCAGTCCGATGCGCTGACCGACGCGCTCAACGTCGTTCCGGTTCCCGGTGGCTATGGCCCGACGCACGGCTTCAACCTTGTGGATGGCGTGACGATTACCCCGCCTATTCTGGGCGCGACCGTGTTTTCCGACACTTCGGACGCAAGCTATATCTACGCCGGGTCGGGCGATGACATCTATGTCTCGAACAACGGCGCTGTCTTCTCCTCCAAATATCACAATTCGACCGCTTTAAGCCCGCTCAATAGCTGGCAGTTCGCGCGCTTCGTCGGCAAGGCGATTGCGGTCCAATTGGGCTCACAGACGGTAGCCGGTGACATCGGACAGACGATGACGGCGCTTACGGGCTCTCCGCCGCGCGCCAAGACGATCGGCGTTGTCGGCGACTTCCTTGTCTTGGGAGACCTTGACGACGGCATTGACGGCCACCGCCCCAATCGTATCCGCTGGTGCGGTTTTCGCGATCCTACGACATGGGGAACCAGCGTAGGGGCTCAGTCCGACTATAACGACATGCCTGACGAAGGCGGCGCGGTTCAGGGGATTGTCGGGCGTGAGTTCGGATCAGTTTTTCAACGCTACTCAATTTCCCGCATGACTTATGTGGGGCCGGATACTGTGTTCCGGTTCGATGTCGTGGAAAAGAAGCGCGGCGCCATCTCCTCGCGCTCGATCATCGATTGCGGGCTGATCGCGGCTTACGTCGCCGATGACGGGTTCATGCTGTGGGACGGCACCAATTCGACGCCGATCGGGGCAGGGGCGGTCAATGACTATTTCCGGGGACGATTGGCGCCGGGGACTGAGGATTACATTGTCGGCGCGTTCGATCCGCTCAGCGCCACCATCTCCTGGGCCTATCGCACCGACGGTTCGGGGCTGCTGAACGAGCGGCTGAGCTATAGCCTCACCGAGAACCGCTGGACGCGATCCAACCTCGCCATGCGCTGGCTGATGAGCGGCTTCGATATCGGCTACACGCTGGAAGGCCTTGACCAGTTCGGCTCGCTTGATAGCCTGCCGTTCAGCCTCGACGATCCCAAATTGCAGGGCAAGCGCTTCCGGTCGGTCGGTTTCGACGCATCCGGCAATTACGGCCCGCTTAACGGCGATACGCTGGCGGGAAGGCTTGACACCGGAGACTATGAGTCCGCGCCGGGCATAAGGTCATTCGTCAACGGCGTGCGGCCGGTCATCGATGCGCTGTCTGTCTCTTGCGCGATCGGCTGGCGTCCGCAGGCGATGTCAGACCCGATCACCTTCACCAACAGTTCGCCCAAGGCGCTGGACGGCAATTGCCCGCTGCGCGCGAGTGGGCGCTACATGCGCTTCCGCACCAACATTGACGGCATGCAGTCATGGACCCGCGCGACGGGGCTTGAAGTGCCTGTACTGGCGGAGGGCATGCGATGACGCCGGCGCGCTATGGCTTCCTCACCGTCGCAACCGCGCTCGTGACCTGGGCGCGGCGCCTGATTTCGGATCTCAATTTGCGCGACGCCGAAATCGAGAAGCGCCTGAAGGCCGCCGAAGATCGGCTTACCACAGGGGGGCTATGATGCACTTCGGCGGGATCACCATACCCATGGGGCCGGTCCTGGAGGCGGAGCTGAGGCACGTTATCGCGCCCTCGATCGACCGCGATGCCTTCGAATCACTCGACGAGGTGATGGGCGAAATCGAACGCGGTGAAGCCATTGCCTGGATCGCGACCGAAAATCACAGGATACGCGCCGCCTGCATCACGCAGATCATAAGCGGCGAACACGGCTCGCAATGCTTCATCCGTCATTGCGCCGGGCTCGGGCGCGAAGAGTGGCTGCACTATCTGTCCTTGATCGAACTGTGGGCGAGGGGCTGCGGCTGCGCCTCAATCGAACTGATCGGGCGCAAGGGCTGGATCAGGACACTTCAACCCCAAGGCTATGAAGAGCGCGCCGTCGTTCTGAGAAAGGCGCTGACTGGGCAACAGGCAGGAGGCGACCATCTCTAGTAAAAAAACCACGACCCAACATCAGGCGAACAGCCTGCCGGATTGGTTGACGACGCCGTATCAACAGGCCACGCAGTCCGCAACGAATCTGTACAATACGCAGCCCAGCCTTGGCGCCGGCACTCAGGGCGACATCAACCAGATTTCCGCCAACGCCGATGCAGGGCGAAGCGCGCTCAACGGCACCATGGGGATACTCAACAATCTCTCGTTGGGCAGTTACGGGCAGCCAGCACTGACCGACGCCGCCAATGGCAGCTATTTGAGCTCCAACCCCTGGGCCAATGGCGGCCAGCCGATCGCTATTTCCAGCGCTCTCGATCAGTTCGCAGCCAATGGCATGGGGTCGCAGCCCGGTGCGTCTGGGGCAGGGGGTTATTATCAAAATTGGGATGGACGTTTCGTCAAAACACCAGACCAAGCCACCCAGGACGCATGGAGCCCATCATCCTCCTCGTCCGGTGGATTGGGTGATCTCTTCGGGCTCAATAAGACCGCGAACGGCGATTTTCTCTCCCCGGATAGTAATCCTTATATCAAATCGGTTGCAAATCAGGCGGCGGATGCAGCCCAGGCCCGCACCAATGGCCTGTTCGGTTCGAATGGGCGCACCGGCGGGCTGTGGGCGCAAAATCTTGGCCAGGGCATCGCGAATGCGACCGGCAATATCTACGCGCAGAACTTCTCCAATGAGCGCCAGAACCAGCTTGGCGCGCAGAACACCTTGTTTGGCGCCGAGCAGACCGCGAATCAGAATGCGCTCACCCGCCAATTCGGTGCGGCATCCGACATCTTCGGGGCGCAGAACAGCGCGAATGAAAGCGCGGCTTCTCGTGCATCCAGCGCCTATGAGGCTGAGCGGCAACGTCAGCAGGGTGCTGCTGGTGGACTGATCAACACGCAGCTTCAGGCGGCAGCCCAGCAGCCGGGACTGCTTCAAGCGATCATGAACGGCGATATTCAGTCATTCACCGGCCATCAGTATCAGGACAATGCTCCGTGGCTGAACCTCCAGAAATATACCGGGCTATTGACACCGTTGGCGGCTCCATACGGAATTAGCGATAGTAAGACGGTTGAGAAATCGGGCGGCCTGGGTTCCATTCTCGGGACAGTCGCGGGGCTTGGGGGCGCGCTTTCAAGCGCTTTCGGCAATCCGTTCTCGTCATTGGGCGGGAATTTCTCAAGCGGCAGTCCGTTTACCCAAGCCTTCTCTGGCGGCGGCGGTATTCCATCGTATAACTTTAGCGGGCCATTCTAAATGAACGGCATTCTCTCTCAAATCGCCGGCTTCGCAAACCGCTTCGGTGACGAGCTGATCAACCCGACCAATGGGCTTGGCAAGCTCGGCATGTACCTTGGCGCGGCCAGTGGGAGCCCGCTTGGGCAGGCGCAATATGCCGCGCATCAGGATGCGCTAAAGGCAGGAGATAGCGATCTGGAGCGCCAGTATAAGATGGCGCAGATCGCGCATCTCAACGCGCCTGCCAGCAACGATACAGTCAATGACTATAATTTCTGGAAGCAGACGCTTTCGCCGGATCAGTTCAGCCAATGGCTCGGTAACAAGATCAACCCCCCTCATTTCGCGATTGGTCCTAACGGGCAGATGATGATGATTGGCGGGTATATACCACCAACGGCACAGCAGTCCCCGCCTGACACGCTTCCGCCTGATTTCGATTTTGGCGGGGGTAAGTAATGCCAGAACAACGCACCTATCAGGGCTTTACATACCAGCGCAGCGGGCCAGGCCAGCCTTGGCAGCGTGTGGGAGCGGCCAGCGCGACACCTGGCGTCCAAATGCTGGGTGCGCCTGACCCTTATAAGGCAAAAACCGACCAGCGCGCCGATGAATCTCTAAACATCGATCGGGCTAGGTTAGGGATTTCGCAAGCCGCTGAGGCGCGACAGGCTGCAACTTTGCCTTATGATATTGAGAAGTCGAAGGCCGAGGCCATCAAGGCAAAAGCGGAAGCCGACGCGCTCGCAAACTCGTCAAGCCCGGTCCAAAGCGTGATGGAGCGCCTATCGCATGACGATGTAATCACAGCCATCAATCAGGCGCGGGCTGCAATCAAATCAGGGCATAGTACAGGTATTGCAGGTCAGCTTCTCCACAATCTAGGCGGCACCAACGCGGCCGACCTTGAGGGCACGCTTGACACGATCAAGGCTAACTTGACGTTCGACAATCTAAAAGCCCTCAAGGACCAGTCGAAAACGGGAGCGTCTGGTCTCGGCCAGCTTTCGAATAAAGAAGGTGATTTGCTGGCCTCCACGGTTGCGAGTCTGAAGCAGAAGCAGAGCCCTGAAAAACTGCTCGACAGCCTCGACAAGATCGAAATGCATTACCGCCGCTTCAATGCGCTTTTGGACGGCAAAGACCCGAGCAATTCCGATGTGCAAAAGGCCTACGGACTAATCCCCGCCGTGCCGCCCGTCATCGGCGGCCCGCGATCGGATGCGGGGACGCCTCCAGGAAATGGCGGCGGGCCAGGCTCGCCTCCCGGTGGAGTGCCTAAACTCAACCCCATCGCACCGCCATCGGGGCCAGAATTGACTACCGGCGACACCCAGGCCGACCCAGTAGCATTGGCAATCGGCGCCCACGTCAACGAGATGATGAAGGCCGGCGCGCCGGATGACCAAATCAAGGCCTATGTCCAAAGCACCGGGGGGTCATCTTCCGATCTGGATAAGGCGCTTCAATTATCCCAAATCCATCCAGAGTATCGCGGCGACTATCAGATTATCCCAAATCAGATCCCGCTTAAAGGGCTGGACTGGTATCGTAACGCCGCAGCTCAAACGCCGATTGGCGGCTATCTCAGCGGTTCTGCCGACACTCTTTCGATGGGCACGATTGACAATCTGACGAGCAATCCCGCCCTGACGCGTGCCGGGATGGCCGCGCTGGCAGAGAAAAATCCGACATCCTCGTTGCTTGGCCAATTGGCTGGCGGCGCACTGCTTAGTGCCACCGGCGAGGGTGCTCTGGGGGCTGCCGGGTTGCCCGGAGGTGTTGGGCGCACTCTTCTGACGGATGCCACGATCGGCGGCGGCTACGGAGCAGGATCGAATGATGACGGGAGCCGCTTGGCCGGGGGCGTGCTGGGCGCAGTCGGTGGCGCCGGCGGCGGTTATCTCGGCGGCAAGGCTGCTAATGTTGCCGGAGGCCTGATTGGCGGCGTCGGCAACGAACTTATTCGCGGAGCCAATGATCGCGGCATCCGCATGACGCCCGGCCAACTCTTCTCCCAATCCGGTATTCCCGGCGGGATCGTTAAAAACCTTGAAGATGGCGCCTCAGGGATGCCTTTCATTGGCCCGATCATCAACGCGCGCCGTGCTGAATCGCTACGTGATGCAAATGTCGCGGCCTTCAACGAAGGGCCGATGGTTAGCCCCATCACGGATGTTGGGACTGGTGGCATGGTCCAGAAAAAGGGCGATGTCAGCGCACTCTATAATCGCGCGTTGAATGGCAAACAGTTCACGCCGGATATACAAATTGCGCTTGATCGGCAGAATATTGTCGGTCGCGGCGAAAATATTCCCGTTGTCGGCCCGATGTTCAAGCACGTCATCGACAATAACATTGATCCAATCCTTCAGAACGCTTCGCCCACACTATCTGGCGAAAATCTGCAAGCGATCATCCGTACCCTGCGCAACCGCAAGGCGACATTCGGAAAGATGGCGGAAAGCGGCACGAACCCGATGGGCTCGGATGCTGCAACCGAGTTCGGCAACCTGGATCGGGCGTTTCAGGACTTCGCCACGCGTCAAGACCCTTCAGTCATTCCCGCTCTGAACGAGGCAAATCAAGCTCATGCAAATCGTATGGTGCTTCGTGATGCCGTACTGGCCGCCAAGAACCAGCCGGACAACCTGTTTACAGGCGCCCAGCTTAACGCCGCATCGGTCAAGAACACCTCAAACTTTGGCGGCAAGGACGCGGCGTCTGAGGGGCAGCGTCCATTCTTTGAACTCGGCAATATTATGCAGAACGTCTTGCCGTCAAAGATCGGAGACAGCGGCACCGGCAATCGCGTTGCGCTTCTGGCGACCCTTGGCGCGCTTGGGGGCGGCGCGGGTGGTGGCGCCGGTTATGCAACTGGCGATGGTGCCGGAGAAGGTGCTGGTCTTGGAACGGCGGCCGGGCTTCTGTCAGGGTTAGGGCTGTTGGGTGTTTATAGCCGGGGAGGCTCTGCACTAACCCGATCGATTTTGTCGCGCCGCCCTAACGCATTTCGCGACCTTGGCGACTTCGTTGCGAGCCTGAAGCTTCCTTATGGTGGCCTCGCTCTGCCCGGATCGGTCCCTTACGCGCTCTCGTATCAGCCTGGAGGTGGCAATTAAGATGGCCACCACCTGCATCACGATGGCCTTGAAGAAGGCGACCCAGAACATGGTCCAAAATATGCTCATCGCGCCGAGCATTAGCACAGCGGGGAGGGCCTAGCCATTTCTATCTACGATTGGGATACCAACCCCGCAAATAACACCTCGAAGCCGGGCATCGACTGGTCCGAAGGCATGCTGCCGTCTGCCGTCAACAACAGCGCGCGGCAGATGATGGCCGATCTCAAGGCCTTTCTCGCCTCGCCGGTTTTTACCGGAACGGCGACGGTGGAGAACCTGACCGTAAGCGGCACGGCGACAATAGCGTCCTATTCCGGGACATTTGGGGCAACCCTGACCACCGGCAACGGCGTTACGACGGCTGACGCCATATTGGAACTTGGCGGCGCGCGCACGGCAGAAGGCGGCGCGATCGTCGATTTCCACGCCACTAGCGGTAGCGATTATGATGCGCGTATCTTCAGGATCGGCGGTGCCAACGGCCTTTTCAGCCTGACCAATACTGGGACAGGTGATTTCCAGATCAATCAGGCAGGGGGAGGCGCGGTCACGCTATCCACCAACTCCCTGGAGCGCATGCGGATCTCCGCGAACGGCAACGTCGGTGTCGGCACGACGTTGCCGGTCTCTCCACTCGATATACGAAACGACGTGGATGGCATGGTGACTCTAGGCCGTAGCTCTAATAACGCTTGGAATTATATTCGCTTCTACACTGCCGGAACCGCCGCCAGAGGGCTTGTGGGCGCAGATCCAAATAATGACATGGCGCTTTACGGTGATGGCAATGTTCGACTTTATTCTGGCGGCGTCACCCGCATCTATATCGCAAGCGATGGAAACATCGGTATCGGCACGACGATTCCGGCCGTTCCCCTGCATGTGATTGGCCAAACCCGTGCTGACGTTTATAGTCTGTCTATAGGAAACGTTTACTGGAGTGCCGACAATAGCCGAGTGACGTTTAATAATGATGCTAACGACACGTATAGCTATGACCGCGTCAATAATTTGCATGAATGGTATATCAACGGTGCACGTCGCGCATATTTGGACGGTATCGGTAACTTCACAGCGTCCGGATCTATCCAGGCTCCGCAATTATTCGACAATGGCAATCGCGTACTGACAAGCGCATCAGGCGCAGCGCTGATCGCGGCGCAAAGCCTCGGCAGCCCCGGCTATATCCGGCTCACCAACGGGCTGACGCTGCAATGGGGCGAGACCGGCGCGGTCGGCGGCGAGGGCGCGCAAGGCGTCACCTTCCCGATCGCCTTCACCTCGACGGTATTCAGCGTTAGCGCCACCGCCAAGAACTCAGGCGGCGCTGGCAATGATATCTGGACGCAGGTAAGCGGCGTCAGCACCATCGGATTCAGCGTCTACTGGCAGGCCCCGTCCAGCGGGAATTCCGGCGGCGGTGCTTACTGGTTCGCGATCGGCATATGACCGATATCCCCGGCCCTGAGAATATCGACCGCATGTCTGGCTTCGCTGCCGGTTGCGCGGCCACTTATGTCTTCGTCCGCAACCTCGTGATGAAGCCGGCGATCAAGTCATGTCACGCGCGTATCAATGAGCTTGAACAGGATCGCGAGCGCCTAACCCGCCGTATCGAGCAATTGGAAATGGCGCTGTTCACCAGCGGCATCCCCGAGCTTCGGAAGGCGATGCAGGGCGTCGTGTCGGAAGTTCGCATGGAAGCCGCCGGGAAGATTCCGCCGAGGGAGAATTCATGACGCCCCCACCCGACATCATCGAAGCCGCCCGCGCGGCGCAGCGCAAGTGGAAGATCCCAGCCTCGATCAGCCTCGCGCAATGGGCGGTGGAGAGTGGCTGGGGCAAGCATATGCCGCCTGGATCGAACAACCCGTTCGGAATGAAGGCTCGTCCCGGCGATCCATCCGTCACCGTGCGCACGCGCGAGCAGGATCGCAATGGCCACGACTATTTCATTGAGGCCGCGTTCCGCAAATTCGGTTCGATCGCGGAAGCCTTCGATGCGCATGGCGCCCTGCTGAACAAGCCGGTTTATGCGAAAGCGCGTGAGGCGCTGCCCGATCCCGATAAGTTCGCCGATGCGCTGACCGGCGTTTACGCGACCGATCGGGGCTACGGCAAGGCGCTCAAGGCCGTCATGCACGGCAGCAATTTCTATCAATATAATGAGGGGGCGGCATGATCGGCGCGTTCTTCTCCCGCGGCCTCGACCCGAACAACAGGGAAGTGGGGCGCCTGCTGTGGTTCCTGACCGCGCTGGCGGGCATCGGCTACACAGGCGCTGACCTGGTGGTCAACAATCGCTTCAGCATTGAGGCCTTCGGGCAGGGAATGGCCTTCATCCTTGCCGGCGGCGGCATTGGCATCGGATCCAAGGATTACGCCAACCGCGCACAGCCCAACACGACGACCGTAACCAAAGTGGAGCAACCATGATGTCTATCCAGAACTACGAAGCCCAATTGGTGCGCTGGTATCATACGCTCAGCGGCTGGATGCAGTTCACTGTCGCATTTGGCACTGGCTTCCTGCTGGGTGCCTGGATCTTCTGATGCTCGGTATCCCGTCATTGTCTGGATACTTGCTCCCGGCGGTAGGCGGGATAGCGGCTGCGGCCGGCATCTTCGCGGGCGTGCAGACCATGCGCATGCACGAAGCGCACCTCGCATTGACCGCCGAGAAGTCCGTCCACGCGCAGGACATCGCGACATGGCGGGCAGCAGGTGTCCAGGCCACCGCCAACGCACTCCAGCAAGCCCGCTCGATCGAACAGCAGCAGCAAAAGGCGACACAGGATGCGCAAGCCAATCTCGATACTCTTCATGCTCGCAATGCCGAGCTTACAAGGCTGTTCCTCGCGGCTCGAGCCGATCATAGCGGCTCCGGCCAAGCCCATCTGCCCTACGGCCTGGGAAGCACCGGCAGCA